CCCGACGAGCGACTCTGGAAACCAGGGGTGGACAAGAGCGGTAACGGTTATGCCGTGATCCGTTTCCTCCCTGAGCCTGATGGGGAAGATCTTCCTTGGGCACAGGTTTGGAGTCACGCTTTCCAAGGACCAGGCGGATGGTATATTGAAAACTCTCTCACCACATTGGGTCAGAAAGATCCTGTTGGTGAAATGAATCGCACACTTTGGAATAGTGGCATTGATTCCGACAAAGAGATTGCTCGTAAGCAGAAGAGGAAACTCTCCTACTACAGCAACATCTATGTCGTAAAGGATCAACTGAATCCTCAGAATGAGGGTAAAGTATTCCTGTATAAGTATGGCAAGAAGATCCACGACAAGATCGTGTCTGCCATGCAACCCCAGTTTGAAGACGAAGAACCTATCAACCCCTTCGATCTTTGGTCTGGTGCAGACTTCCGTATCAAGATCCAGACCATTGGTGGTTACTGGAATTATGATAAGTCTGACTTCGCATCCCCCTCTACACTGGGCGGTTTCGATGATGACAAACTGGAAGCACTGTGGAAGTCTCAGTATTCCCTCAAGGAATTCACTGATCCTTCTGCCTTCAAGTCTTATGAGAAACTGGAGGAGCGTCTGAATATGGTCCTTAATAAGGGTCGCACTCAGGTCCGCACTCGTGACGAGTCCCTTGAGGATGAGTCTGAGGGACGTGGGTCATTCAACTCCCCTGACATTATGACACCTGGACAAGTGGTCCAACCAGACCCCACTCCTAGTGGATTCGGTGCTAAGATTGAAGAAATCACAAAAGCAGACGATGGTCCTGATCTGGACTACTTCGCTGCCCTCGCTAACGACGACTAATGAAAAAACTTGCCCTTGCCTCTCTGCTGCTATTGTCCGCTGCAGCACCCGCTAATGCACTCACCTGGAAGGAATTCTGGGAGCCGTTTGAGGGGCATGGGCATTACCATTCGCACCACTATTATTATGAAGCACCTCCTAGGAGGCGCATGTGTGAGGTGCAAGTAACCCGACGTGTTTGGGTCCCTGGTCGTTGGTTAGGGCACTACGAATACGTCGAAGGTTACTGGGAGAAGCAGACCCGTCTCAAGTATAGACCCTGTAGACGCTAACCCATATATTATTTCACTTTCTGTTCCCAGGAAGGTCGAAAAAAAATTCGGGGTATTTTTTCGCCCACAGGGTTTTTCGGTATTTTTACTATGACACACTACAAACCTTATTCGCCTGAATGGCACAGATACCGTTATTTGGCGGAAGCGTTAAATCAGTATCTGGACGACTATGTTGAAAATGACGTAATTGTTGAAGATATCCAAAGTATCCTTAATTCGCGATCTGAGGCATCTTATGCCGATTTCAACAAAGTCTCTGAATTAGAGTCCAAATTGCGTAAATGATCCTATGCTCTCAACCGCTTATCGACTCCGTTTGGAGTCCATTTGCAGATGCATTGCAAATAAAGAAACTGTCCCTATCGAGGACATGATCTGGGCAGAGAAACTTGCCAAACGCCATACAACTGCTAGGGACTGGTTAAACAAAGCACGTCGTCAAGCATCTCAAGACATTGAGGAGGGTAGTATGGATGATTTTATGAATAGGATGGGATTAGGAGACCCCGACCCATCCAATTATAGGACGGGGTTTGATGGTGCTGAAGACATTAAAGATTGGTTTATGAGGGAGAAACCCGATGACTGGCGACAACGTGACTAATCGCAATATAGCGAATAACCTTCTAGAGAAGGTTGGTGAATTATTGGATGGAAAGGTGGAGCATGTCATGTGCTCCGATAAGCGTACAACACACGAAAAAATTGTCATTACCTACAATCACAAGGAGAAGTAATGGTAGTACCTCAGACAGCAGTAATTTATAGTAATGGATCACAAGAATGCGAAAGAGCAGCACAACTGCTAAAAGCACTAGATGGTGAATATCTCGAATATCGCCTAGATCAACATTTTGACCAAAAAGCATTTGAAAACGAATTTGGTCCAGAAGCACAATACCCACAAATCGCGCTAGGAGCACGACATGTGGGCGATTTGAAAGAATTGCTACATGTAGCGAAAGATAGAGGACTTATTTAATATCCCCCACCACCACTATAAGACCCTCCGCTGGATGTGCCACCGCCAGAGCTCTGACCACTAGAAGATCCAGCGGATCCATATTGGTTGATCACGGTTTCGGTCATCGTGCCAGCGGTTTCAGTAGTAGCGGTAGTATTACCTGTTGTAACTGCAACGGTGCTACCATCAGCAAGCACATCACCTTCAGAGATAGTAGGATCACTAGATCCAAAGTTTCTGGAGGTGTATTCTGCTGTAGCAGCAAATTGAATCGAGGATAGTTGTCCAACCAGAGTCTGGTATGTTGGTTTAACGCTAGTAAATGCCTCGGCAACAACACTGACGGTCTTCTTAACGCCTGTAAGAGGATCAACCTCATTAGAAGGCAAGTATTCAACCAGTTTCTCAAACTCTTCAACGAATGAATCAATATACTGAGGTTTCAGGACATGAATACCTCTCTTATAGTCATTCAGTTTCATCTCATAGTCATAGTTAGAGACAGGTCTTACTAATTCTTCTCTAGGAACTACACTGCCATCAGGTCGTGAGTATTGGAAGTTTTCTGGGACCTCAAATCCATCTCTCAGGATTACATCACCCTGTTGGTTTTTAATTTCCTGTGTTACCCAATGATGGATGCTTTCTACATGATCAGCACCATACTTGCGGACCATGTAGTTATACATCTCCTGCTCAGACATAGGCCATTCATCATAAATGTTGATGATGTTGTTGGTAATGAGTATGACCCAATCGTAACTGGTATCACCATACAACTTATCAGCAATTTGATCAGGTCTCTCGTTATTTTGAATGAGGTATTTCTCAAATCCAAGAATTACATCACTCAAATCATCGCGGATCTTGATACGACGGAAGAGATTCTTTGCCTGGACATAAGGATCATTGTTACCAGTGCGATAACTGGATGTCCTTACGAATACATCAGGTAAGTATGAGAAATAATTTGCCATTAGTCTTCAAAGTCGGCGCGTGTGCGGTATTTGGTCTCTTGGAAAGTGAGAGTCATGTTATAGACAGCGAAACCAAAGTCTGCACCATCCATGCCAGGAATTTGTGTGCGGATTGCAGTAGAATCACCGAAATCAACACTCATGTCTTGTAAAACCATTCTATAAGGGAAACGCAGCAGTTGCTGCATATATCCACCTTTACCATTGATCTTACCTTTGTTGATCTCTTCCTCGTCTCCTTTACTGGTGTATCTAACGATTTCTGCCTTAAATTTATCGGGAATCAGCAACCAGTCGTTTTTCTTCTCTGGGTGCATTGATTGTCTAAGACTACTGATGATTTCATAGATCACCTGCACATCTTCAGCACTTTTAGGCACAAAGGTAAACTTGAAACTGTGAGTAATGAATTTAAGACCTTTGAAGAGCATTTCTTCATAAGGGTTAAACACTTTACCCTGTGTTATTTGAGAGAGATCGTTAGCATCAAGATTCATACCATAAGGTGACACTTCACCCACCAGGGTGTTGATTGCAGTAGCACCAAGTTTGAAACCAAGAGCGGGTTTTGCTGCTTTTGCTGCAGCAGAGAGGTTATTACCAAATTCTTCACCCTCAAGAGATCCACCACTTTGCACCACGCTAGCAGCAGCATTTGCTACTGCATTACCAACTGCACCAAGGTTTTTACCCTCATACTGAGCAGAATACTTCTCATTCATGCCAGGGGGAAGATATAAGTAAAGACTCTTCTTTATACCGCCACTACCCTTATCCTGATTCTTGTCACCCCTCTTTTGGTGTTTATAAATATCTAATTTAAGGTAGTCTATAACTTCCGTTGGAAACGAGGCAGCGTCTCTAACAGACTTTCTGCTACTACCATTCGTCCCTAACGGTTTGACCCTTGGAAATACTAAAGTTTTTGACATGAGTTATTCGGGTAAATTCAGACCATCAAATAGACATAAGTATAAGGGTGATCCCACGAATATTATTTATAGGAGTTTGTGGGAAAGAAAGTTTATGGTCTGGTGTGATAAGAATGTAAACGTATTGGAGTGGGGTAGTGAAGAAATCGTTATTCCATACATCAGTCCTGTTGACGGTCGGATTCATCGCTATTTTCCCGATTTCTACGTCAGAGCACGAACAAGGAGTGGAGGGACTCAGAAATTCATTATCGAGGTTAAACCGAAGATACAGTGTGCGCCCCCTAAACGCCCAAAGAGGCAAACTAAAAAGTACATAACTGAGGTGAAGACTTACGGTGTCAACCAAGCAAAATGGAAGGCAGCAAGAGAATACTGTAAGGATCGTCGTATGGAATTCCTAATTCTCACAGAAAAAGAGTTAAACGTATGAGCATCTTCACTGATGTCAAAGATCTTGCAGAAGGCAAGTCACAATCAAAGGAATGGTATCGCAGTCAACTGCAATACGGTCTGGAGCCATATGAAGGCACCTTTGAGGTCGGTGATGTCATTTTCTTTGCATACTCTGCAGCGACTGAGAAACTGCAGTTTTACGATAGATTCCCAATGGTGAAGATATCCGACAAGGATGATCCAAACATGCAATTCTCAGGTGGTAACTTGCATTATCTACAACCATCAGCAAGAAAGACAATCGCTGCACAGTGGTCTATGGGCAGTCCCGCGTATCCTGCCCGTTGCCATCATAAATACTTTATGTCTAATGCTACCAACATCTACACTGTTAAACCGATTGATCTGCAGGATATGACTCCATTGCCTATTGAGCAATTCCTATTTAATGCAGCAGGTCGCTGGATCGAGGTCCCTAGCAGTCACATCTGGAGTCGAGTTTAATGAGTTACAGAAATCCCAATAGTTTTCTCCGATTTGCTGATCTAGTAGCAAGTGGTGAGAAGGATATTGCAAAGTCAAATCTATTTTCGGTAGAGATCACTCTCCCACCGATGTTATATGCTACTGGCAGAGCACCCAACTATCGGGAGCATTACGAATCCATCAATTACTTCGCTGATAGTGTAACTATTCCTGCTAGAAGGATTAAGACGCAATCAGTTAAGACTGTTGGTATGCCATATGATTATGCATATGGTCAGCAAAAGCAAGAAGTAAGAATGTCCTTCATCATGACAAAGGACATGTATCATCGTCAATTCTTTGAGAATTGGATGAATCTCACTGCTAGCGATGCTGAAAACAGAGTTACATTCTACGACGAGTACACAGCAGACATTCAGATCCTGAAATGGGAGAATGGCGCTAACGTTGTATATAAAGGGTCTAATAATTTTAACGGAAGACGAGTTAACTTTGAGCAGAGGATGAATAGATCCACTGCAGTCTGGCAGATGTATGGTGCATATCCGTTTGATATCTCAGCGATGTCTCTCAACAATGGACCAGCAGATCTGCTGAAGATTGATGTTGACTTTAAGTATGAGAGATTTAGATTTGACACAGTGGCAGAGGATATACTATCCTTTAGTCCTAATGCTAATGATAAGGTTATTCGTAACTTTGATGAGATCTTTACCCGTCTCGGTTTTGCAACCTCTCAAGCAGATTCATCCTTCTTTGGCACCTAAATAAATTTAATAGTTATGGAGCATTATGCCTTTACCTAAGCTCGCTATCCCCGAGTATGATCTGAAGTTGCCTATCACTGGCACTAAAGTTACCTATAGACCTTTCCTTGTAAAAGAGGAGAAACTGCTCTATCTCGCTATGGAGTCGCAAGACGACAAGCAGATGATCAAAGCAGTTAAGACTATCATCAGAAACTGCACCAACCTTAAGGGTAAGGTGGAAGATCTCGCAACCTTTGAGATCGAATACATCTTCCTTCGCATTCGTGCTACTGCTGTTGGTGAAGCAAGTGAATTCAAAATCACCTGCCCTGATGACAATGAGACCCAGGTCGAAGTGATGGTCCCATTGAATGAAGTTGAGGTTGTTATTCCTGCTGACCATGAGAAGAAAATTCTTCTCGATGATGAAGTGGGTGTGGTCATGAAGTATCCTTCGATTGATGTATTCATCAGTCAAAACATGTCGGATAATCCTAATATCGAAGATATCTTCGAGTTGGCAGCAGGTTGTATTGAAAGTGTTTACGATAAGGAAGAAGTCTATGACAGCTTCACTAAGCAGGAAGCACTAGATTTCCTTGAAAATCTGAATTCTGAGCAATTTGCTAAGGTCCAGAAATTCTTTGAGACTATGCCTAAACTGTCATACACACTTGAGGTTACTAACCCTAACACTAAGGTTACATCTGATGTTGTGCTTGAAGGACTTGCAAGTTTTTTCGCATAGCCCTACTGCACGACAGTCTTGAAAACTACTACAAAACAAACTTTGCCTTAATGCAGCACCACAAGTATTCACTAACCGAGTTAGAGAATATGATACCGTGGGAACGTGATGTATATGTGAATCTTCTCCTCGCACACATTGCTGAGGAAGAAAGAAGGCAACAACAAGATCAATCACGCATGTCCCTCTAATGGCAGCAATCCGTAGTTTCGTAAAAATTCAACCGATAACTGGTAAGTCAGGTATCGCTCAAAACATGGATCAGGTGCGTAAGAGCATCAATCGCATGGGGAGCGTAACAGATGGCATTGCCAAGAGTTTGTATGACACTACTGAGCTTCTGAAGTTTGAAACTGAGTATCTTTCAGACTATTCTAAGACTGAGGTCACTGACAGCAAGAGGGAAGATAAGAAGAAAAAGACCAAGTGGACTAAATCCATGCGGGATTTCAGAAGGACTTTCCGAAAGAAGAAACGTGATCGATTAGAAGAAGAGGCAGAGAAGGGCGTAGAGGAAGGCAAGGAAGAAGGCAGGAAGGCAGTAGAGAAGCAGAAACCCAAACTAACCATGTTTGGTAAGTTTCTTAATGGTCTTGCCAAAGTCTTCAAATATATGATCATATTTGCAGCATTGACGTGGTTGGAAAATCCACAGAATGCTCAAAATGCTGTAAAGGTATTCAAGGTATTATTTACATTAGGTAAGTTTGCATTCCAAGTTACCAAATTTGGGGTTGGTCTGTTACTTGATGGACTGACTAATGTTATTGGTAATTTTCAGGAAGAAGGTGCTATCAGACGTGCATTCCGAGGTATAATCGGAGTTGTACAGATGATGGGTGGTCTTGCTGCGCTTAGGACAGCACAGTATATGATCATGCCTTGGAAGTTGATGAAGGACGTTAATCGTCTGAGAATGATCTTCCAGATGTCCAACCAGCAGTCTGCAGAGCAGGATGCTAACCAGAAGGTAAGAAAGAGCGGGTATAGAGATAAGAAGACTGGAGTTATATACTCCAAAGAAGAATACGAGGCAATGAAGAAGTCTGCCGCTAAGGCAGACCGCAAGAGTCCTGGTGCTCAGAAAGCATTTGAGGACAGATTTGGTAAAGAGAGTCGTTTCTCTAAATTCAAAGGTAAAGCATCTGCAGCACGCAAAAGATTTGGTGCTGGTGCTAACAAAGCATTTGGTAAGCTCGGCGGTAAGTTAAACGTCGGCATGAGCGTCGTAGGTGGCGCTGGTAGGATTGCAGCAGGTCTTGCAAGCGGTGAGAAGGCATCCTCTGCTATTGGTGCTGGTGTCGGTCAAGGTGTTGGTGGTCTGGTTGGCGGTATTGCTGGCACAGCACTCCTAGGACCCTTCCTAGGACCATTTGCACCTATCGTTGGTAATGCAATCGGTAGTTTCTTAGGTGAGTGGGTAGGTAAAGAGTTAGGTCCAATCATGGAGCCTATCTTTGGACCTATCGGTCGAGCATTTAAGATGATGTTTAAGGTGGTTAAGTCCGTATTCGGACCCATCTTCCAGAAACTTGCTGAGCCTCTGGGGTTGATCTTCCAGTTGATAGGGGAGCTCGGCAAAGTCCTTATGGGTGCTGCCAAGATTCTTGGCGACTTTATTGGATTCATCTTCGGTGGATTGATGGATGCCATTAAGGGCACTGTACAGTTTGTCGTCAACAACGCCAAGCGTCTGATGGATCCTGCCTCTGTGGGTAAGGGTGTCTTAGATGCTCTGACATTCAACCTATTTGACTTCGACGGAGAGAATAAGAAGGCAGCAGGTGGTCCTGTAGGAAGGGCAGCAGGTGGACCAGCGCAGTTTGGTAGTCATCCTGACATGATTGCTGCTACGGGTGGTATCTACCTCAAGGCAATCGTAGGAAGTTTTGGTGCATTTGGATTTGTTGGTAACAAGGTAAAATCTGTCCTAGCATCTGATATCCAGAAAATTGGTAGTGCATTTGGTGTCAGTGTTGGGACAGGTGCTGGTACAGCAGGTGGTGTAAGTAATAGCGTATCCTTCCAAGCAACTCAGACTGAAAAGAAAAAGGTTGAGGCAGCTAAGAATCTCACCTATAAAGAAAACATTTACAATGCGATTGATAAGGGATTAAATAAAGTCCTAATCGATGGTATCAAGATCTTTAATCCTGCATATGCTAAAGAAGCTGAGCAGCAGAGGCAGCAAAGAGTTAGTGGTGGTGGTCAGACTCCCCAAAGTGGTAATAATGCATCAGTAGGAAGTTTCTCTGGTGATGCAAATAGTGGTAGCGTCCAGAAAAAGGGCGTAAGTATTGCTAAGAATTTCCAAAAAGAATTAGGCATTACTAAGCAAGCGGCCGCGGCAATCGCTGGTAACTTTGCACATGAATCTGCAGGGTTTATTCCTGGTATTAGAGAAGGTGGACCCTTCGGACAAAACTCAGCACCTTGGCCTAGGGGCACAGTTGGTAAGGGATATGGTTGGGCACAGTGGACAAACGCTGCACCTGGAGATAGATACGATAAGTTTATTCAATCATATGGCGGTGACTATTCCAAGATCCCAACAAATGAGGATAACTGGAGGTTTGCTGTCCAAGAGATGAAGGGTCCTGAGCCATTGGGCTCAGAATTCTCCAACATGACTGATGTTGCTGCAGCAGCAGTTTGGTTTAGGAAGTATTGGGAGCGTGCAGGTGTCCATCATGATGGACCTAGAATTCAATATGCTCAGCAATTCCTGAAGGAGATGGATGCTGGTGGTGAAGTAGATAAGTATGGTATGCCTAAAGATCCTGGCATGATGAGGCGTCTGAAGAAGTCTCGCAAGAATATGAAGAAGGGTCTCAGCAAAATGGCAGCTGGTGGTCAATTAGATAAACTTGACTTTGCTAAAGGTGCAAAAAGTGCAGACACTGCACGAGGAATGTGTGTTGCTGGTGTTATCTACACTGCTGAAGCAAATGGAGCCCTTATTGGAGCACCTGAAGTATCTGGTGGTGTAGATCCAAACAACCATCCAAGAGGTTTGATGGCATGGGCAATCAAAAAAGGATACGGATCTGTACCTGGCACAGGAGGCAGGGCAAGAAACATTAAAGGTCCCTTTGGTGAATTTGGCGTAACCTCCATGACGGAGAGTGAGTGGGGAGATGCTGTAGTTGATGGTAAGATTCCTAGTGGAGCTCTGATCTTTAACACTAGACATGGTTGGGATTGGAATGGTGGATCTAGCGGTAATGATGCTGCTATTGCTCAAGATGGCGGTGCAAAACTTTGGAGTGGTCACTGGCAATATAATTTCCAACATAAAGGGAAAACAGTTGGTGCTGTCTATAGTGATGTAAAAGAGATTGTTGCACTTACACACCCCCAAGGCAATAATCAGGCACATGATGGGTTAACATCACCATCGATGGATGGCAATCAGAGCGGAGCAGGATCTGGTAACTCACAAACAGAGCCAGCAAAACCTGCAAAACCAAAGACTGCAGCAGAAATGCTGGCAGCGTTTGAAAAAGGACTCAAAACCGCACTTACAACACTCAGCACTAATATCTCAGGTGGTGGTGCCAGTGAGTCTGATGCACAAGCAGATGCTCTATCTGTAAAACCCTCAACTGCTGCTACTGGAGACGGCGTAAAAATTGATAGTAGTGTTACCCCCGAGAGGATCAATGCACTGGGGTCTATTAGAGATGATGCTGTCAAGAAACTAGAAGCGATAAGAGATAAGGCACAACGCGAGGAAGAGGGTGATATTGTCCCTGTTTACTCGGAGAAAGTAATCATACAAAAGGTTACACAGACGATAAATACATCAGGTAGCACTAAAGCTGTGTATACCAAACCTTCGCCTCTTCTCACTAAGTAATAGATGGCTAACACACCGACAGTTAAAGTCCAAAAGGCAAAACTTTATAAGATGATCTCTTATAAGGGCACTGTTGGTGGCAAGAAGTTTAGTGCCCTGACTGCTGCCGATGAGTTAAGTAAGATCGCTCAGGATCAGGATAAAGCATTTAAGAGTATCACCTCAGGTATGAATTCCTTAGGTGCATCCCTGAATGGCATTGCTCTCCAGATGGAGGCAATGACTCAAGCAATGAAAGATAGAGTCGCTTCTAAGATCAGAGGTGACAAGATTATTAAGAAGCAAGAGGATGCTGCTGATAAGGCAGAGGCAGATAGAGAGAAAAAGAAGACTGCTGAAGAGAAGCGTAGAGAGTTAAAGAAGAAGAGAGACGAGGCAGAAGATCAAAGCGAGAAGAAGAAAAAGAAGAAAGGATCTGAGGTAGTCCAGAATTTTAAGGAGGCGGCGAAATCTGCTTTCGGTGGATTCCTCGGTGCTATCGCTAGATTCTTAGGTGGTATCTTTAAGATCTTCCTTGTATTTGGTGCATTGGATTGGATCTCTAAGAATCCAGATAAGGTCCAGAAACTTGCCCAAGGACTCGCTGCTATTGGTAAGTTTGTCTGGAATATAACGTCATTCCTAGTGGGGTCGGCGTTTGATGGACTGGTCAAGTTTCTAGAGAATCCCATATCTCTGAAAGGGATAATTGGACTAGGACAGTTTCTACTGTCTGCTGCTCCTATATTCTTAGGGATTGCATTCCTTAAGAATCCACTAGCAACTGCAAAGACTGTTGGATGGGTCGTAACCAGTCTGATTAAAGGTATCCTAAACATTGGTAAGGCAGCGAGAGCTGGTGCCAAGGTTAGGAAGTTTATGGGCACCAAACTCGGTAAGGGTTTGATTGCTGGTGGTCTTGGTGTTAGTGCATTCTTAGGTGAGAAAGGTGCTGGTGCTAGTAATGCAGAGGCAGTCGGCGCTGGTGTAGGCACCGCTGGTGGTGCTCTGGTTGGTGAAGCTATTGGTAGTAAGCTCGGTGGTCCCCTTGGTGGGATGATCGGTGGTGCTGCTGGTGCTTTTGTTGGTGGTAAGGCAGGTAAAGCAATCGGTGGGTTTATGGAACCCATCTTCAAACCAATCGGCAGATTCTTCAGCATGATTGGTGATGTCTTTAAGCAGGTCATGGCACCTATTAAGGACAGTCTGAGTGGTTTCTTTGAGATCCTTGGCAAAGTAATGACTCAGGTGCTTGATTTCATCGAGCCCCACTTACCAATGATCAGTAAGTTGGTGGGTATTGGTATTGAGGTTGCATTTGCACCCCTATTCATGGGTATTAAAGCACTGACTGCAGTGCTGAAATTCTTTGCACCTAAGACTGACGAGGTAGATAAGGAGAAGAGTAAGTCAGGTAAGGCAGCAGGTGGAAGATTCCAGACTGCTAAGATGGTTAAACCTCAGATGGCATCTGGTGGGACATTTAACCTGCAAGATGAGATGGCAAAGCAACTTCGTAAGACTGCGAAGTTAGCTAAAGCTTTCGGTCAGTTGATGCTACTCCCATTCAAAGCACTGGGTGTTGGTATTATGACTGCTATTGGTGGTATTGGTAAGGTATTCGGAGCATTCCTTCCTGCACCTATTAGAAACATGCTGGGTGCAATGATTGCACCTCTTGCTAAGATCTTTGGTGTATCAACTTCTGTTATTGGTGGAAGTGCTGCCAATAAGGAGGACATGAAGGGTGGGGATAAAGGTAAGACAGATAAGGATCCAGCAATCACCTGGGAGGAAAAACTTCTAGAGGCAATCGCTGGCGATCATGGCACCATCTCACTGATTGGTAAACTATTCAGCGCGATCCTGGATCACCCCATTATGAAGGGTGTGAAGGCAGTGGCAGGCGGTATATTCAGTGGCGTTGGGCGTTTGTTTGGATTCGCCGCAGGTGGTCAGGTGCCACAGGCAGCGATGGGTGGATGGATCTCTGGACCTATGTCTGGTTATCCTGTGTCACTGGATGGTGGTGCTACCACAGCATTCATTGGTCATGGCACTGAGTGGGTCGGTATGAAGGGATTTGCAGGTGGTGGTGCATTTGTTGTGCCATTTGACACTCCTGCAACAAGAGGCAATCCTGGTCTCACATCACAAAGAATGGGCGAAGCAATGCGTGGAGGTTATACTATGCCATTCAGTAGAGGTGGTAATCTTCCTAAGTTTGCTGCTGGCGGTAAGTTTGATCCTAAGGCATATGCAAAAGATTCTTTCCAAGCAAGTAGAGTTGTCCTAAATGATAAGTCATATTATGTGACCTATGATATTGCTGGAGAAGGTGCTGATCCACGTACAGTCACCATCAAGAGCATGTCCAAGAGGACTAAGGCGGCTAACCTAATTGGTCAAGGAGAAGAGAGAGTTGGTGTTAAACCAGATTCTCCAGAATTCAAAGCAGTGATGTCATCTGGTGGATTGAAACAGGATATTGCTAGTAGACATAAGTATGGAGGTGGACCACGGAATCGGAACGCTAAAGCAGCAAACATTGGAGAGATAAAAATCCATCCACAGGCAATGCTGGCATACAGATATAACAAGTCTTACCAAGATAATTATGCATCTTGGAAATCTCAGCCAGGTATCAGTGATGAGCAAGCACGACATTATGCTTCCCATGCTGCCCTGAATTTGGCAGAGGTTAGTGAG